ATCACCGAAGTCTACGAAGTAAACCGCTTTAAGACCACCTACCGACTCACGGCAAGGTAATGCACGACCTTTTGTTAAATCACAAGCCATATTATTCTTTTTATAAAAAAGGGCAGACAAGCATCAGCCTACCTGCCCCTTCTGTTATTAACTAAACTAAACTACCCTATTAGGTGTAGTAAACGATGTCAGCACCAATTCCGTATTGTACACCTGCGGTAAAGCGCATAACAACACGAACATTTTGTGAACCATCAAGGTCAGCCATATCAATCAACTTCACCTCGTTGTGGTCTGCCAACAAACCTGTACCGAAGAACAAGTTAGATTTTTGTGCAGCAACCATATCGTTGTCAGCCATACCTGAACATACGAACAATTTAACGCCATCAAAAGCCAAATCGCCTCCGTTGTACCAAGTAGTACCTGCGTTGTTCACACCATTAGCACCAAGACCAGAAGCACCGAAACCTCCCAATGCACGAACATAAGCACGAGCAATGTTTTGAGATACATAGATGTACAAGTCTTCTTTGCCGTAAACTGATGTAGGGATAGCATCAACTACTTTACCCAACTCATCAATTACATTTGCAGCAGTAACCGTAGTACCTGTTACATCAATAACTGAAGCATCAGCAGCCAACAAAGTAGCGAAGCCATCAAACTCACCTGCATTGGCAGTAACACCTGTCCAGATAGTTTCTTCAGTCTTCTGTGCTACTTTAGCAGCGATGTGACCAATCAAGAAGTCAGCGAATGATGGAGGAAGGCTATCAAAAGCAGAGTAACCCATTTGGATTGCTTCCCAATCATTGTGGAAATCTTTCTTACACAATTCCAAGTTTACTTGGAACTCTTCAGGCTGAAGGACACGCTCTGCCAAAGTAACTGTACTTTGATCTGCGAAATCACAAGCAGCGTCTTTTACCAAAGCATTAGTAGAAAGAGTTTTCATTACTTCTTTATACTTAACATTTGGCTTAACTGTGATACCACCACCTTCAATGGTATCAGCACTCAACAATGCAGCAGAAATATATTTCCCTGCAAATTCACCAGCATATGTGGTAGTAATTGATGTTGCCATTTTCTATTTATTTAATTATTGATTGTTGTACTTGTTTATAATAGTTGGTTCATCTCTTTATAAAGAACTTGGATTTCTTCAATACCATCTACCAATTCCTTATAACCTTTAATAGCCGAAACATCCACGCCCAACTCTTTAGCGGAAGTCTCTGCATTATTTACAATGTCAATTTGTGCGTTTTCAACATCGCCAGAATCTCTCATTGCACTTCTCAATGCATCTTTAGCATCTTCAAACACATCTTGAGCCTTTTCAAACGATGACATAGCAGATTGCATCTTTTTAATTTCAGCAGACACTTTAGTAATACCTTTTTGCAAATCTTGTGCTACTGAAAGTTCTACTTTCTCTTCGCTCAACTCAACTTGTTTGGCAGACAACTCTGCCCAAATAGATTCTACTTTCTTCATTATCCTAATTTGTCAAAGATTCGTGATAGTGTGTCTTTCTGCGCTCCTTTAGAGAACTTGTGCATCTCTACTGGTTTGCTATCTGGAGAGTGCTTAATAGGCTTTGCAGCAGGTTCATCAGCAGACAAGTCTACCTCTTCAGCAACTACTTCTTCCTCAACCTCACTCATCTCTTCTTCTTTAGGAGACATCATTGCTTTGATCTCATCAATCATACCTTTGAGTTCATCCATAGCAGCAGATAGTTCTTCTTTAGTAGCGTAAGCCATCTCTTGCTCCTCTGCTTCAACTTCTTCAGTAGCCTCTTCAGCCTGTGGCTCTTCAGCAGGTGCTTCTTCTTCACCTTCACGAACTTCAGCAATGATACCTTCTTCTGCTACAACAAGCATACGACCATCTTCCAAAGTGTACTCACCGATAGGTAGAGCAATCTTCTCTTCTTCTTCAGTAATGATGAACACCTCTTGGTTAGGCTCAAATGCTTCGGCTTCAATAGTAGTGCCGTTCTCCAACTTCATAGACTCTAACTTAACCTCATCTTGTAGGTTAAGCAGTTCCATAATCTTGCTTAATGTTTCTTGTGACTTCATATTTTATTTAAGATATTTTTTGCTTTCAATTAGCATCTTGTCCAATTTCTCTGCCATCTTCATCGCTTCATCAACAATAGCATAAGACCCTTGAATATCAATAGCCTCTGGGATATTAGTACCCAAGTCTTTCTCTGCTTTTTTGAGTTGCTTCTCGTAACTCATCAACATCTTGGCTACCTTTTCAGCACCACCTAAAGCGTTGTATATTGTAATTACTTTTTTGTGAACCTCTTGTAAATCCATCTGCGCTCTACGAGCATCTTCCGCAATTCTACCCAAGTTTCTCCATTCTTCTTGACCCTTTGCGGTAAGTTTGCGCTGCATATTGAGCATACTCTCAATGCGACCAATGTCAGCAAGTTCTACCTTCTCGGTAGATAGCTTTGTGAAGACCGCCTTTTCAGTTATGCCTTGTTTCATATTAAGTTAATTGTTTAAGTGTATAAGTGTTAGTTTTTTAACGCTTCCTTGATTACTTGAGTAATAGCATTGAGTTTTTCTTCTGCCTCCATCTCTTTCGCATCTTGCTTACTCGCCTCAACCTTGTCTACGAAGTAGCCCTCAATAGAGAAGCCCTTAACACGACCACTCTTCACATAGTCGTTCCAGATTTCATCATTGTGAACCTTCATACTAACCATCCAAGTGCCTACAGGCAAGTTCATACCATACATCTTGCTCTTGTCTTGCTCACCTTCTATGATCCAACTCTCTACAACACTTAATCCTGTGATGTCTATTTGGTGTTCTAATGTCGCTTTGTTTTGGTTGCCGTTGATGAAGAACAATTCACTTGCCTTTCTTACCGTGTCTTGCGAGAAGTAGATGTAGTACTCATCCTCTCCGTTTCTACGATAGATAGGTTTATTGGGTACAAGGGCTGCGCCTAAAAGCACACGCTTGTCCTCATCAATGGTTTTTAATTCTACTCGCTCCTCTTCCTTGAGGGCAATGAAGTCCTCCTCAATAGCAGGGGACTCTACGATACTGATGGCTTGGATACCTGCTTGGAGGCTACCCTCATCCAATAAAAGTTCTACGATTCTCATTATGGGAATGATACTTGGTTAATTCTATTTCTATCTAATTGTTGTTGTGAGGTAACATCGCTTCCTACAACATATGCCTTTACAGGATTTCTTTGTAGTGACTCCAAGATTGCATTCTGTCCTGAAGTGCCTACCAAGTTAAACGATGGTGACATACTTGGTGCAGTAGCACCGCCTCCTCCTATGTTAGTATCTACACTACCACTCGCTTGGAATTGTTGTCTGGCAATAGCCATTACTTGTGCTGCACCTGTGGCTGCTGCAATCGCAGCGTTAGCAAATCTAAACGATTGTGTAGGTGAAGGGTCAGTAGTCTCCGCTAAAGCCTTCGTAACGGCTTGTGAGGTGTTTATTACTGCGTTGGCTATACCTGCTGCCTTATTCACAAGAAACGCTTTCTTGGCGTTCTTTTCATTATCCCCAAAAAAGGCTTGTGCAAGGTCGTTAAGTGCGCTAATCGCATCTGTAGCCATTTGTACTTTTGAGTCTTGTACGGCTTGTTCTAATGCAATTCGCTTTCTCGCCTCTTCTTGTTCAGTTTGAAATCTTTGAGCATCTAATAAATCAAGAGCATTGATAGTTTCTTCATAGGCAGTAGAACCAACTTCCATTGTGTTTAACTGATTTAGAAGTCTTTGTTGCTCCAACTGAAAAGACTTTTTGCTCAATTCTTCCTCAAGGGCTAATCGCTTACGCATTGTGGTAGCCTGTTCTATGGCTACTTGACTTTGGATTTCATTTATCTCTTGTTCAGTTTCGCTACGAGCATTCTCAATGTCTAATAATTCCCTTTGAAGGCTCATCTCATTCATCAACTGCTCACTACGGAATCCTGCTACTTGGGCTTGTACACCTGAAAGTTCATTTACGGCAGCCATATACTCCTTCTGGAACTCAACATTATTCTTGTCAAGAGAAAGTTGTTGTGCTTTAGCGTTTACTATTCTTTGAGCATTCTCAAGCATTACCTTTTCTTGTTCCTTGAGTACCTCTCCCAATTCCTCATTAGCCTTGATGCGCTCATCCATTGATAAGCGTTCATCATCTCTTACTTGTCGTAATTTCTCTGCCTGTAGGTCGTACTTTTCAATCAAGCCTTGCATCCGAACCTCTGCCAACTCCGATTGCTTATTTACTTCGGTCATTGCTTGACCTTGCTTAACCGTTTCCTTTACATAGTCAACCGTTGCAGAAACCACTTTCTTTGTAGTATCTACAATCTTGTCAAAAGACCCATCTACACCTGTAAGCACATCAGTAAATTCCTTACCTGCGCTCTTTACATCTTCTAATGCACCACCAAAATCTCCGCTAAAGAACTTCTTCGCAGCACTACCCAAGTAACCTAATGTATCAAGCGCACTATAAAATCGCTCCGTGATATTCTCTGCAAACGCCTTACCAAAATCAATTAAGGCTTGTTTAGGGTCTTCAAAGATTGCCTTGAAGTAGTTTACAATAGAACTACCACCACTACCACCAATCCACTTGGTGAAGTCACTAAAGGCTACCTGTAAAGTATTGAAAGTGGTATTGAAGAAGTCTACGGTCTTTTGGTTGTTGTCAAACAACTCCTTGAGTATCCCCATTGCTTGTAGCAACAACCCAATACCCGCAGCTTTAATCGCTACACCTAA